CAGTCCAACCAGTACCTAAATTAGTAGCTGGATTTATACCAGGAGTAGTAACATTTAATACGGCATAAGCAAGTTGATCAGCGCTACTCATAAAACTAGTTGGATCATCTTTTAACAACTTACCATCTGACAATACTATTGGATCACTATTTGCACCAGGTGGTTTTAAAACTTCTTGAGATTCACTGTTTATATATGTCCAAAAAGATTGATTGTTATAAGCATAATTTTGTCCAAGCGAGATTCTGTAATCTTCTTGCCAATAGTTGGTATGAGTAGGGTCAGCTAATTTAACAACAAGAGAGTTGTCAAAATATATTCTATCTGTAATTTTATCTACTTTTACAGAATAATCACCATCAATAATATCAGTGTCGGTGTCGTTTAAACCCCATACGTGATTTTCTTGCTTTAACCCGTTCCAAAAACTGTAAGATATTTTATTAAAATCATTAACTGCTGAATCCACTAAGTCAAGAGTTACACCGTCTTTAGGTGCTGGGTTCCATTTTCCAGCTTTACCTACTTGATGTGAAGAATCTACAAGCCTAGTGAAAGGGTTAGGTGACGAAGCGGTAAATTGACCTCCTTCAGGGTCTAACTGTAAATAAACTCTTTCGTCATTACTGTTACTGGCGTTGTTATAGTTTACACTATATTTAGCATTTTGTTTAAGAAATCCATATAACCAACCTTGTAGGTTTTGATAAGATTGGCCTGAGCTAGCTTCCCATAAATGAGAATTACCTGTGTATGTTGTGTTAACAGGAACAGTACACGATGTTGATGTAACCGCTCTTTCTCTTTTAGAGTCTTTAGATAAAGACATTTTTGGAGCAGATCTTGGGTATTTTTTTATAACTGTAATATCTTTTTCTTGAATTAAACCCTTATCTGCACCATTAACGTTTAACTGTGTAGTTGTGGTAAAATCAGTTAAAGCGGAAGATCCAATTATACAACTTTGTACGTTTATTTTTTTAGGTTCGTTAACTCCATCTGTCCAAAACAATAAGCCATCTAGTATATTTATGCCTGTTATTAAATTATCTTGATCAAACTTTAACACCCTAGAGTCATACTCTCTAGCGTCTATTAAAACTTTAGTTTCTGCTCCTGTAGCAAAATCATATTCCATAATAGCGTCAACAGCTTCCTCTATTAATGATATACTTTCTATAGTACCTGTAAAAGTAGACGTAGGTTCAAAATAAAGTTTATTAAAATTAGTGCTTAAGTTAACGTTATTGGTTAGTTGTACTGTTTCAGTATAAGTTCCGTCAGCAGACCTAGTTGTAAAAGTGGCGTTATCACCATCCGCGTCTACTATAAGTGCTTTTAAACCACCAGCGCTATAACCTCTTATAGTGTAAGTTAAAGTATATCTTCTACCAACTGTAAAAGTTATATCGCCATCATGTATAAATTTAGTACTGGTAGCGGCAGAAGAAGCAGTTACATTACCAGCCCCAGCTGTCCAACCAGTGTCTAGAACGCCGTTAACAGCTTCACCAGTCCAACCCTTAGCACTTGAACCAGTTAACTCTCCATTAGTTAAAAGCTCAGATTTATCACCAGCTATAAACCAATATATTTTATCGTTTTCTTTGTCAGTTATAGAACCAACACATTTAGGGTTATTTATATTTGTAGATATGGTAGACTGAATCGTATTACCATAAGCGTTTTGTAAAGAACCAACATCATCAGACTCCGATGTTGATAGATCTAAGTTTAAGGCATCTCTATATTCACCTTTAGGGATAAGTCTCTCATCGAGATCTTTATTCATTTTTCCCGATAAAAATGTATTTTTAATCTCCGGCATTTAATTAATGTTTTATATGTTTCGACTTACCTCTTAATACTTGAGTAATCTCTTCTATTTTAATATTTGATAATCTTAATTTAGCTTTTCTAGTTTCAGCAAACTTTTGTTTTTTAAATCTATTTATAATATACTCAGGTATACCTACTTTAGCACATAATACCCCATATGAAATCCATTTGTATATAGCTTCTTCTGCTAATTTATGTACCTTCATTTCGTCATCAGTACCAAGACTATCACTTATATACTTTAAGGTTACAGTTTTTCCAGATATATTAGAACTAAAGTGGATTTTTCCAGTGTTTTCATCTATAAAAAAAGAACCATTAACTTGAGCGTGTTGAGGGTCTATGCCAAATCTCTGTCCTTCAATAAAATCATAATTATCATCTTCGTAAGAATTTTGATTTTCTGAAGGAGTAACCGCTTTATATTTTGTCCACGTATCTGAAGTAGGATTAGTTAAAGTATAAGTAAGTGTATTAGTTGCGCTAACCGTTGCTGCTCCACTTAAAGTTACAGCTGTACCACTAATAGCCGTTACGGTTGTTCCAGCCGTAATACCGGTACCAGAAACAACCATACCTGGAACTATATCTGAATTAGTGGCTGATAAAACAGCGCTTGTATCTGCGTCTAGTATTGTAGATTGTGTAGTAGAAGATTCATGTTGTATTAATAATTCTGTTGTTACACTATCACCGTCTACATCGTTTGTATCAAATTTATAATCTCCTTTTTTATTTCCGTTAGCATGATCGTCTTCAGTATATTGTTGTATCGCTGTTGGATTAGAAGTTTTTCTAGCGGGATAAATAGTATGTTCTATACCAGAAGCGTCTCTCCAAGCTATATTAACGTAATTAACGTAATCTTGTGGTAACATCATTGTTAATGATGACGGTATTTCTATTTCTTGTGCTTTAGTTGATTTAAAAGTATCAAAAGATAGTTCAGCTAAAGCTCTTTGTGCATGAAAAGCAATATCAGTTCTACTAACCTTTTGTATTAACTTTCCTTCACCCACGTAAGCTATAAGAAAATTATTTATTATATCTGTTAAAGACACAAATTGATATGTACCAAAACTACTACCCTCGTAATAAGCTTGTTGTGTTTGACTGTCTAATAATCCCATTTATTTATTGTTTTTCTTGTTGAGTGTTTTGAATGTCTTGAGTGTGCGCTGCTTGATATAGATTAGGATCTTTAATAGCCACCCCAGCTAATTGTAATATTTTCATCCCTAACTCTATTTCTTCTGATTCGTGTAATTCAAAGTTCATAGATGTTCCCGCGTTGTATAATGCCGCTCCATTTATTTCTGTATAACCCCAATGAGGTGTCTTAGGTTTTCTAATATAATTACACATAATACCGTATGTTATATCTGTTGGGTACACAAATAAATCATTTCCTTTCCTAGTGTAAATAGGTCTAGTTGTTGTTGGAGCCGCTAAATTAGATGATAATAAATTTTCAAGATCAGCGTCAGATACTCTTTCTACTTCAACCGTAGGTAATGTAGCTGTTTGATCTTCTATTGATATATTAGTTATAGCTCCGTTAAAAGTGTCGTTGTGATATATAGATATTTTATCTGTATTATTAGCGCCTTGTTTCCAATTTTTTGTAAACGTACCAGGAGTATTTACAGCGGCGTCATAAAGTAATAAGTTTTTAAATGTGCCATCTACTTCGTTTTCTATAATATCGTCAGCTACACAATCTGATAAAAATAACTTACCGGTAGTGGCTCCAACAATAGTATAAGTTATCATATAATTTTTATTTTCTGATAAACTCATAGTATTTTGTAAAAATCCAGCTGTTCTAATGTTTCCATAAGGATCTTTAGCCCAACACTTGTTACCTCTATCGCTAGCATCATTATCGTTATGTTGCCAAGTTTGTGACGCACTGGTAGCTACACCACCTGTTGCGTTAGCTTTGTCACCTATTTCCCAAGAGTCTGTTGGTGTTATAGTCCAAGATGTACCAACTTCTTTAAGTGACATGCTTGTTATTGTTCCGCCAAATCCACCACTAGAAAAAGCTTTAAACATTAATTTACCAGTGTTACTAGCAGCAAAACCACCAGAAGTACCAACACCTTGAGGTAAACCAGCGTCTGGTCTTATAATAAAAGAATAATCTCTATTTCCACCGTTACCAAAAGCAGCAGACTGGCCGTAATATATAGCGTTGTTAACGCTACCTATACTGGAAGCGGTTTCTCCTAACAAGTGAAACACCCCTTCACCAGTTGCACCTGTAGAGTTTGTTAGAGTAAATTCAAATTTATAGGTTTTATCTTTACTTATAGATGAATATGTACTAACTTTATGCGTGCTATTACTAGCACCGAATAAACTTGAAGTAGAAAAGGCAAGATTTGCGGCTTGATTATCTGTTCCAAAAGCATCATCAGAAGCTATTAGATTAGATCCAGTAGAAGTGAAAAATGGATCAGTACATAGGTTTACTCCAGCTTGACTTAAATTGCCAAACTTAACAGTACCTAATCTATAGAAATCTGTACTAGTATTAGGTAACCCAAAAACAGTGCCTTGTGTTAAATCAGAGGTTTTATCATTACACTCAGCAACCGTGGCAAATAGATTTATTTTTTCATTTAAGATGTTTACCATATCGGAGTACTCAGTTTCATTACCTGGAACTCTATTAAATTGATTTAAATCATAGAAATATTGCTCAAAAATATCCATTTGCGCTTGATTAGCAAATAGATTAAACTCTTGAGGTGTTATATATCCTCTTTGTTCTTTATTAGCTACAGCTAAAACAGTTTGATATACTGTATTTATATTTACCGCCATAATTTGTTTTAATTTGTATTTGCAATCGCCCCGTAGAGCGACTGCATCTACAGTTAGATTATTTTAATCTTTTTTCGATATTTGAATAAATTTCCATACCTTCGTCAGTTTTAAACCAAGCGGCTAAAGCTGAATATGGATGTTCATCAAAAGGAACATTCATTAGTTTTCTATCATTAGATCCCCAACTAAATGTTCTTTGATCAGAAGATAATTTTAATATCCCCATTTCTGTTGCTTTTATACCAAAGTTCCTAAGCACAACGTTTTCGTCACTTACTAACTCTAAGAACAATATAGGATTTCTCTTAGCGTATAATAATAAATCACGTTTTAGTTCTTTAGAACTCATGTCTGATACCTTAGAACCTAATTCAACACGCATAACCGCTTCAGCCATATCGATATCTAGATTTTGAGCAGCGTTTAAAGCTTCAATTTCCATTTCTAGCACATCGATTTCACTAGCCGCTATAACAGAAGGTTTATGTTCGTAAAAAATCTTGTCTCTTTGAGGATGATATAAAGATAAAAGTTTTTGAAGAACTGTTTTGTTTCTAGGAACATTTAAAACGCCACGTCTAAAAATAATATGCTCTAATCTTTGTTCCCCATGCATTTCATCCACAAAGCATGTTCTTTGATTAGAAGTGTACTTTAACTCTCTTTCATAACCTTTTTCTTCATCAAAATAATGTATGTTACATCCTTTTAATAATTTACTCAAAGGTTTATCATTACCTCTTAGCATGTAGAATCTATCTTTTATCTCCCAATTGTCTTTTTTTAGCATTGGTAAAGGTTTTTCTTTAACAATTACTTTTGGTTGTTCTACAACCTGTGATGTTTCTACCACCATTTTTTGTTCAACTTGAGGTTCTTCCACCTCAACTTTTGTTTTTTTCTTATTTGCCATAATATAATATATAATAAAATTAATAAAAATAGAAAGAGGGCGGGGAACGTTTGCGTGTATACCGCCCTTTTCCTAAGCTAAAATGTTATTAGTTCAATAACATAAAGTTGTTTAGTTAAATAAACAGAAGTTATTAGCTCCTTGAACAACCATGCATCTCTCAGATAAGAAATTCATAGTCATTGCGTCTAAATCAGACGTAGTAGCTCCAACAGAACCTGTAATCCAAGTTTTGAATTTTCTACTTTCTAAGTTAGAAGCTCTATACCTAACGTGTAAGAAAGGACGCTTAATGTTCTTTCCTAGACTCTGATCATAAACCGAAGATACACCAGCTGGTATAACAACACCTCTGACAGCTTCACCGCCAGTAGCCGCAGCATTAATACCACCTCTAGTTTGCTTGTCGTTTAAGTATTTCCAGTCAGATTTGTAGAAGTCATAAGAACCTCTTCTGAAACCAGAGAAACCTAAATTAAGTGCCATATCTTCAGAGTTATTAAACACCCCGTAAGAAGTACCACCAGCTCCGTAAGAATTCATAGAAGCTAACATATCGTCAATTGCTAACGAAGTAGCTCTATTTACAAACATCATGTTTTCTTCAATAGCACCGTTTTCATCAAATGCAGCTAACATAGCATCAAACTCAGCTAAATCAGTAGCAGCATTAACACCAGTTACGCCAGAAGATTGATGTCCTCTAGAAGTAATAGCTTTGAATAAACCTTCAGTACCAGCTAAATCAGCACCAGCATCACCACCACCAGTATCGATAATAGAAGCAGTAGCTGTTTTTTCAGCTTCAATACACACCATTTCTAAATAGTCTGTAAATCTAGCTCTTGTATCACCTTCAGCTTTTAAGTACCAGTAGTAACCATTTTGTCCTTCTTCACCAGATACTTCAACCCAACCAATTTGAGCAGCATCAGATCCTGAGACCTCATACATATCTTTTATGATAACAGGTTTATTAGTAAACGAAGTGAATACAGGTTTGTTTGATCTAACTTTGTTTTCTGTACCTTTTCCCCATTCAGAGCCAAATACTAGTATTTTACAAGTATCGTCACCATCAACGAAACCAGCATCATCTAAATGCTCATAGCCGTAAGGTGCAACTATAATACGAGAAGAGCTACTACCAGCTGTAGTTACACGAGCCGTGATAGTTTGTCCACCACCTGCGATTAATACCATATCACCGACATTAATACCGTGATCTGCAGTTTGAGTAACACCATCCATAGTTTTAGAAATATCCATTGTACTGATATTTGCTGTATCTATTGTTGCTTCATAAGCTAGGTGTAACCTACCTTGTTCTGACCAAATAACTTGATCAGCTGACATAGCTTCTTCTGCGCTAACTTGGGCTAAAAAACCTGAAACAGTTCTCTTACCGAAAACTTCAGCTTCTTTTTCCATTAAGTCAGGCAAGTATTGCTGTGCCCATCCGCTGTCTTGGATGTCTAAGTAATTGTCCGCCCCGATTACCTTTTGAGTATAATCTTTTCCAGAGGGCGTAAAACTTGAAATTGCCATAATTTTTAAATTTTAATTGTTATCTTTTGTTTTTAATTTTAAACTTGAAATCATTAGAATCATTACCTAAAACTCTGACCTTCATTCCAGAATTTTCAATATTACCAAAAGATTGTCTTGGTTCCATATCGACGTTTTTAGCTTTAGAAATACTATTTTTAACAGCATCCGTTTTGCCTTGTTCATAGAAATGTTTAGCCACAGCATCAGCGTTCATAGCTGTAAATAAAGATTTATGATAACCTTTAGCATCTTGCATGACATTATTTTTATTCAAAAACTTTTTGACAAAATTATTTATATCACTTTGTGACTGCTTTACGTTATCGGGATTCTTAACATTAAATCTGTATTTCTTATCACCAACGTTGTATTCAAAGCCTTTAAATTTATTATTAAAAACTTGATCAGTTTGTTTTAAGAAAGCAGAGTTTTGCTGTTCATAGGTTTTTTTATTTTCCTTTGATTCTTCGTTGTATCTATTAAAAAAATCCATAGCTTTTTGTTGTTCTGGAGTTAACTTACTCCCAGCTTTAATTTCTTCATAGTATTTAGACTTCTGCCCGTCTAGGTGGGCTCTAGCGCTGGCAACTTGCTCTTTTAACGCTAACTTTTTTCTTTTTATATCTCTCTCTACATCTTCTTCTTCATCATAAGAGAATTGATCTTCCATTAGGAAGTTTATTTCATCGCTAGTTAAATGAGGTTTTGTTTGCTTGTAATATTCAAGTAAAACGTCGTTATCATTTAGCTTGCTAATATCTTGATTTAGTTTTACGTAATCTTGCAGATCTCCACCAGTTTCTTCCATAAAATCCATAAGTTTTTGGATATTTTCTGGCAAAGGTTTTCCTGTCGCCTCCGCTTCTTCTACAACCTTTACAATTTCTTCTTCAACTTCTTTTATTTCTTTTTCATCTTCTGTTGTAATTTCTTCAATTACAGGTTGCTCCTTGACTTCTTCTTCAGCTTTTTCTTCAACTTTTTCTTCAACTTCTTCTATAACACTTTCTATAGTGTTTTCTTCAGTTTCATCTTCTACTTTATCTTCAACCTTAGCGGATTTTGTTAAGTCTACTTTAATAATATCATCGTCTTGGTTTAATTTTTTCATAGATGGTTTTTTCTTTACAGTTATTTTGTCTTCAGATTTTTTTTCTTCAACTTTAGGCTCCTGTATAGCCTCTTGCGTAATATCTTTAATTACGTCTTCTTTTTTAGTTTCTGCCATAATATAATATAATAATAGTTAATAAGTTTTTTATCTAGGTTCGAATGCTTCTAAGTCAAAACCACCTGTAATAGTATCATTACCAGCTGATTCGAATTTTTTAGGTGCTGAACCCGCTTTTCTTTGTTCTATAAGTTCACTTTGTTGCGAGGCTTGTATTCTAGTTCTTTCGTCTTTTCTATCTTCTTTACTACCTTCTTTTTCTTTAATAGCGTCCGCTTCTATACCTTTTAATTGCATGTTATAGTTAAACTCTAGTTCCATTAATTGTTTCTTTATATCTGCTTCTTGTACTAGTCTTTGTGCATCTAATTGAGATTTTAAAGCTTCTAATTGTCCCTCTGCTTGAGATATCGCAGATTGTTTTTGTACTTCAAGTTGAGCTGATTGTTGTTGAGTCTGCATATTAGCTTGTGCCTGTGCTTGTATGTTTTGTTGCTGCACCTGTTGATCCCTTTCTATTTTCTTTCTTCTACGCAACTTTAGCAATTGATTAGCTAATTTTACATTTTTAATATCTCTTATATCTATAGCGTCTTCTAAGTCTACACTTTGCTGCGCTAAAGCTTGTTGTATATTATTTTCTAATAACATTTTTTCTTCTTCATCTGGAGCTAATTCTATAAATATACCAAAATCATATAAATACAAGTCTTGTATTTCTTCTAATGTAGCAACATTATGAGCTCCTATAGCTTGAACAAAAGCGTCTGCTGTTGGAGAATACTCTAAAACATCAGAAATCCTTAATGATAAACACTCGGCGACTTCAGATGTTAAAAATAAACCAGCTTGTAGTATGTGTCTTGTTGCTGTGTTTGAGTTAGCGGCTGCTAGTTTTTGTACTCCTACTAAAGCGTTTTTATCAGGAACACTAGCATCTCTAGCTTCGTTTAATCCAGTTACATCTCTTATCATTTGTAAATAATAATTGTATGTAGCTATTAAACTTTGTAACTTTTGACCTCCACTACCAGATTGTATTTCTTGAATAGGTACTTTACCTGGATTAACATCCCCGTCTTGTGTAAATGATCTACCAATTACGGAACCTGTTTGAAAGAACATATTAAGCGCCTCTTGAGGATTGTAGTTTGTTCCGTTACCTAAATCTATTTCAGCTAACCCATCTGCATCTAAATAAACACCATCTGGTATCATTCTTGATAATACTTGTTGTAATTTTAAATGTGTTAATTGAATCATATCGGCAAACCCAGTTATTCTTTTAACTAAAGATTCTATATTACCATTATACATTCTAGGTGCGGTAATAGCATAATTCATTTTTACTTTAGTAAAATTGCTTTTAGGTCTTAACATGTTTTTAGCCATCTCCCATTTTAGCAATTTATTAGTACTTAATATAAAAGCCCCTTCATATAAGCATTCTATAGATCTTTGCATTTTACCGTATTCACCCTCTTTGTCTTTAGGTGGGCTAAACGAATCGTCTTTAGGAATAATTTTTTCAGATCCAGTTCCAGTTTCTTTAACTTTATAAACCTCATTCATGTAGGTTTTATAGTTAAAATATAAAACTTGTACTATATTGTTATCAGCGTCTTTTCTTCTATTAGTATTGTTTTTTGATATACCTTGAGTTTTTGTTATTTCTTCTAATTCAGAATGTGATAAATGAGGAAACTGCTTAACTAACTCATTTATTGGTACATCTTTTACTTCACCTACGTAATATATATCATCAAAATATGGAGAATCAGTATAAGAATAAACAAGATTAGCTGGATCAACATAATCTATAGTAACACCTTCTGATGTATTAAAACCTGTTTTTACGGCTCCAATGCCTAGTACTGTTAAATCATAGTAAAATCTTTTTTTAACTAACTCGTAGTTATTACCTTCCATTAAAACAGATAAAGCTTGTTCTTCTGCTATTTCTATATTTTGCTTATAAGTTAGTTGCATATGGATGGCAAACTCTTCCTCTGTTTCTGGTAATTCTTCTGGATTGTTTTCAAACAAATTTAATCCTAATTGTTGCTGTACCATTTCGGAGAAATTTTTAGTACGTATATCTCTCATTACAGATTCCATATATTGTGTTCTTTGTGCGACACCAAATGGATCTTGAGAATGAGCTTTTATATCATAAGTTCTTTCAGCTATACCATTAACTACTATATCAACGAATTTAGGAATAATTGGCACAGGTTTCCAATCTAAATTTAAATAAGATAAATCACCATTTATAGATAATTCATCTTTATATTTTTGTACAGGTTGTTCACCACGCGCATACAATCTTAATTTATGAAAATTATTTCGATTTTGAACGTATCTATAACTACTTTGATTTTCACTAAACCACTCATGTTCTATAGCTTTAGCTACCTTTAAGCCGTACTCGTAACTTAGTTTCTCAAAGTCACTAACAACTTGACTCGGAAAATAATCTTTTATAACAGATTCTGCCATATTTATCTTTTAATTAATTTAGATATATTGCCTTTGTTTTCGTATTTAGCAATATTAATGTTTAATTTAGGTTTTTCAATTTTAGCATTTGGTGCGTATAAATGTCTGTTACAAGCCATGATAGCTAATCCAGAACTTATTGTTGCATCAAATTTTGTTCTTTTTGTTATATCAAATCTAGCCCAATCGTTTAGCGTTTTATTAAAATACATATCGCCATATTCTCCATCTTTCACATTACCAACGTGATTTTGTATATACATTTCAATTGCCGCCGCGTGAGCT